AAACAACCAACCGTAATCTCCGATTAGATTTTTTGCCATGCTCTCTAGATGTTGTGGTTGAATTCCTGTTGACTCCATATAATTATTTAATTACGTTTGACATAAATAATTAAGATGAAGAAAATATTTAACATCATTAAGGAATATAAGAAAGAGATCGGAGGTTTACTTCGACATGCAGCTACTATAGCTGGAGGTGTTTTAATCGCTAAAGGTTCTCTTACTACTGATAGTTTCCATTTGATTTTAGGTGCTTCTACAAGTATAATCGGTACAGGTTGGTCGTTTGCTAATAAGATTTCTCATAGAAAAGAAGTCAAAGTCGCTTTATCTACGGACCCAGTAACCGGTGATGTTACTCGTAAATTTAACGAGGAAACAAAGACTTGGGAAAGCGCTTAAGATAATGCATACAGGTTATCTTTATATTATAAGTAATAGATCTTGGCCTGGGTGGATAAAAATAGGTACTACAAAAAATCTTAAAACTCGTCTGCAAACTTATCAGACGGGTTCTCCCTTTCGAGATTATGAGATTTTGTATTCTATAAAGCATCCAGATTATTTGAAAGCAGAAAAGAATATAAAAATACAAATGGCTCATTTTGCTAAACAAATAAGAAATGAGTGGTATGAAGTGGATATAGAGGTTGCTAAGGTTAGATTAGCGGAACAATTAGATAATTATTTTTATGGGGAGTGTGATTATGAAGAAAAATATGAACATGTACCATTAAGAGATTTTATTTATAAATAATTATAATGACATTTGATCAATTAAATGAAGCAAATGAGATTATCTTGCAAGAAGGACCTTTTGCAAAGGCTCTTGCAGCGTTAGGTATTTTAGGAGCCACCCTTGGTGGTCCTGGCGAAGTACAAGCTAAAATGCCTACTCCAATAACTCAAGCTATTAAACAAGATCAATCTTATTACGATTATATTGCACCGAGTGAAGGTAAAGGTAAAGCTGGTCGACCCGGGTATGCGTACAAAGACCACAAAGGTTACTTAACCGTTGGAGTAGGCCATCTTGTTTTACGGAACGATAAAGTCTTACAACAAGTAGCTGGTAGAGATTATAATAATGTCATTCGAGGTCGTACTCCATTGTCTGATAAACAAATGGAACAACTATTCAATATAGACGTAAAAGCTAAAATTGCTGCTGCTAAGCGTAAGCTACCTGCATTTGATTCTTACCCTCAGTATTTGCGTAATGCTATTGTAGATGGTTTTTTTAGAGGAGACTTATCTGGTAGCAAGGATACTTTAGCATTAATGAATAAAGGAGATTGGAAAGCAGCTGCAAAAGAATATCTCAATCACGCTGGTTATAGAACCTCTAAAAAAGAAGGTACTGGTGTAGCTGGTAGAATGGAACGTAATGCAGCAGCATTTGGTATGTATGGTGGAGGTTCTGCACCACAACAACCAGTAAAGACAGACTTCTATACTGTCAAGTCGGGAGATACATTAAGTAAAATCTCCAAAATGACCGGTAAGTCAATTAGAGATATAATGAATAAGAATAGAATCTCCAACCCGAATAAGATTAGTGTTGGTCAAAGGTTATCTATTTAGCGCCTCGTTCTTGCCAATTGTAAGATTTTTCATCTTTAGTAATTGGTCCGCCTTTTGCCCATGTATGACAGCTTCTTGCACTATGACATTTAAAATGATGCATCCAACAATAACCTAATCTACCATCATTATCAGATGTTTCTCCAGGCATACAATCATCCATTCTAGGAGATATATCAAACGCTACACAATTACCGCAAAGAGATTGTTTAGCAGCTGCTTCAGAAGTTTTCCAATACTTGGCTATTCTTTTCCAATAGTCGCCTGGCTCATTTACATTTAACGGTCCGTAGTTAAACTGTTTAATAGTTGCGTCTCTGTTTTTTGTGTTTAACTCTAGATCTTGAGTCGCGGCAGGACAATCCATACCAGTATCTTCACAATGATAATTTAAATAGCGTTGAGCAGCTTTAGCAGTATTATTACCTTTGTTCTTTTGTTTACTTTTTAGTGCTCGGGCTTTAGTACATGTAAGCTTACCCTTAGTTTGTCTTTTTAAAATACCTGGTCTCACAGGATCATGTATAGACTTCTCTAATAACTCTTCTACTCTTTTATCAAATAAAGATTCCATTTTACCAGTCCTTACAAGCTTGATATTTAGGTGTTCCTGGTTTAGCTGTACTACATTTATGTCTAGCTCTAAAGCTCTTTCTCCTTTTTGTATTAGCTTTACCTGATACTTTTACACCTTTTTGACCCCAATGTATTCTCTTATAACCTTTACCGTCAGGGTTCTTAACACATTTCATCCACTTCTTACCTTTCGCAGTACTGCTCGCTTTTTTAGTTGATTTAGTACATCTTGCTGCTTCATCAATATCTTCTTTAGATATTTTCGCAGCTTGCTTCTTCATCTGCTTTCTATACTTTGGGTCATTCTTCCATTTACTAGAAACTTTACCCTTCTTTTTAGCTTTGTTAATATTATCCCAAAGACCTTCATATAGTTTATCGAATTCTGGTGTCATATTGTATAAATATTTATATGGAAACTACTAAAAAATTAGATAGTTACTTAAATGAATTTGCTCATACAGATAATTCTGAAGAGAAAGCCGAACCTAATGGTGCTGGTATGGCTAAAACAGACTTATATCATTTAGCTAACACATCTAAAGAACTACATGATATGTTAGATGATGACTATCCATTAGATGATTGGATGGAGGCTAAGATTACTAAAGCNGCAGATTATATTAGATCGGTACATCAGTATGTTTCTTATGATAAAACNGGAGAAGGTGAGGAAAGTAAGAATGATCACGTTACAGTTTATATAGCTACTTCTCCAAAAACATTAAAAGCAGATGCCTAATAGTTTTAAAACATATTTCGAAGAGAGTAATTACTATAATGATACTCTTCATCCTCAGTTCTGGGATGAATTTGAGTTCAAAGAAGATATACTCAAACCAATTTTAAAGATTGTTGATGACTTTGTTAAAGACGATGCGCATATTTCTCCTGAGATGGTAGAGGATGTACAGTTAACTGGTTCATTAGCAAACTATAATTACTCAGAGTACTCTGATTTAGATGTACATATACTTTTAGACTTTGCTGATATTAATAAAGATGAAGAGATAGTAAAGAGAGCGTTAGATGGTAAGAGATTTATTTGGAACCTTAGACACGATATAAAATTTAATGGTCATGAAGTTGAGTTATATTTTCAAGATATTCACGAACCTCATGTGGCTTCCGGTCTATTTAGTTTATCTGGTAATAGATGGATTAAAAAACCTAAGTACGAAAAACCGGAAATAGATCATGAAGACGTAGTTAAAAAGGCTAATTCATTCAAAAAAGAGCTTGATCTCTTAGCTGATGTATTAGATAATATTAGCGACGAGAAAGAATTTAGTCTTATTAATAGGCGCGCTAAAAAGCTTAAAGAGAAGATTATGAGAATGCGTAAAGAGGGTCTTGCTGGTAAAGGAGAGTTTTCAGTAGAAAATCTTGCTTTTAAAACTTTACGTAATGATCAGACTATAGCTAGATTAAATGACTTGATTATTAAGTCATATGACCTTATGTACTCTAAAGAAGAGTTGAAAGAAAAGAAACATCTAGCTGATTGGGAAGAAGCTATGCTCGCAGCTTTAAGTACTAAGAATGATAAAGATTCGCAACCACTTAAATATGGNGAGAAAAGACCACCACTAAGACATACATGAAAACATATAAACAATTTTTTGAAGATAATTACGTCAAATTCCTAGATCCCGATTCTGGTAAGGAAGTAAAGCTTAGAGCGTCAGATGCTTTTGTGAGAGATGTTTTATTAAAACAAACCGATAAAGATGATAAGAAGACCCGGGTTCTTGATTCAACATCTTATTTACAAAAAATACTTAAACAAGGACAAAACACAGGGGTGTTTGATAGTGACGACGATGTAAATGATAGAGATGTACGTATATTTTTTAATTTTATTAAAGATGCAGTCCCTCGCAACCAACTTCATAGCTTTTTAAAACAACTACCGTTAAAATCTCTACAAGATAGACTTAAACAAGCTCTTGCTAGTTCTAAAATATTTAACTTTACAGATATTTTAGATACAACTTGTGACCCGAGTTGTCAGTTTGCTGATTCATTAAAAAAACACCCTAAGGTACTTTTAATTAGACCAGCATCAGATAGATATGCGACAAGAGGTGCCGCTGGTCCGGGAGAAGCTTTTCTTGCGTTTATGTTTTCAGGTGCAAAACCTCAAGGAGCAGGAGATTTGGTTCTTGGAGACACGTATGTAGAGTTAAAAGGTAAGGGCGGTCGTGTTGGAAAAAAATTAGATCTTAATAAGAGTAAATTATTAAAGAGCTATTTTCAACAGGGTATTAAATCTGTACTTGATGATCAAACAGCATTAAAG